AGGGAGCATCACATGGCACCTAAGTTCAGTATCATCAAGCAGATGTTGGTATCGTCTCGCGCTGTATCTGAGCTTTTGAATGAAATTAAAGAACTTGCATCTGGTGCCGACCCAGATAGTATTCGTGAGCAGTTTGAAAAATACTTGAAGCTGGTTCAGTTTAAGCAGATTTTCAAGCAGATTGATGAAAAGTTCAAGAGTGGTGACAAGATGGATGCCGTCAAAGAGTTTGAGGCACAGGCACAGAAGTTGTCGAAGTTCTCATTGGCTCCAGATAAGTTCGTAGATGTTGCTGCTACCTTTGAGACCCGTCTGCGTGAGAATAAGGAAAAACATGAAGAAGATTCCAAGCTAAAGGCAGTCACCAGTTTCTATATTGATGAGCTGGATGCAAGAAACAATGGTCGTAACTTGCGCACACAGCTTTCCGTATTTATCGCTATGTCTGGTGTTGGTAAGTCACATTTGGCCCGTTGGATTGGTGCCAACGCTGCATATTTTAGTGGTCTTGATACCTTGCATTTGCAGTTTGAGGGTAGTGCCAATGAAACATTGGATGCTTATTCAGCTTCAATTGTCCGCTCTCCTACTTTGGACTATGAGAGGGGTTATGTGAATCAGCATACAATTGAGGCTTTCCAGAAACAAGTTGAGACGTTTGCCGGTACATTGAAAGTGAGGGCTTATTCCAAGTTTGGAAAGAAGAACAGTACCATTGATGTCAGAAATGCTTGTGAGGAATACAAGGAGGCATACGGCAAATACCCAGATGTGCTTGTGGTCGATTCTATGGACCTATTGACTGATTCCTCTGGTAAGAATTGGGATAATAAGAGTTTGCGTTTTATGCGCATTGCTGTAGCAGAGGATTTAAAGGATTTGGCTGCCGAGATCAATGCTTGGGTGGTTGCCACATATCAGGCCACAATTGAGGATTCTGAGTGGGTCAATAATGAGAAGAATGTATTGAACGGTTACAATACGGCTGAGTGTAAGGGTTTGCAGCGTCCATGTACCCATCTTATCTCCCTCAATCAGAGTGACAGAGAAGCAAAGGAGCAGACTATGCGTATCAATATTGCCAAGTCCAGGTTCTTTAGAAAGGGCGAGCCATTCAGAATTTGTACTGATTATGAGCATGAGTGCTTCTTTGATAGGACGAGAACCCTCACTTTGCCACAAGACGATTAGTTAAAATATAGTTAAAGTGAGTGCAAAGCGTAAACATTTCCAAAACTTTTTATACCTTTGCGCTCACTTCAATTTGATGACGGCATAGTTCCAATTTGATGAGAGCATATTCACTTTCAAGGATAAAGTGAATGAGTATGGAACTTTCAAATGAAGTAAAGCATGACCTTATTGAAGAACTGGTTGCGATATTGGATGGAGCCAAGTTAGATGGCCTCCAGAAGAATATCGTCTTGCAGCATTGCCCCTTTTGTGGTCATGCCGGTTATAAGTATGGCATCTATGTCGGCAAAGACATGGGTAAGAAGATTTTTGGCAAATCTAATTGTTTCAGTTGTGGCAAGAGTTTCAGTTCATTGGAAGAAACGCTGAAAGGATTGGGCCATGAAGAACTGATTCCCAAGAAAACGATTGAGCTTGAAGATGACGATGATGACGAGTTGCATCTGTTTGAGGATGAGATTGATGATTCCTTGATTGAGATTGAAATGCCAAAGGGCTATCGTCGTTCGTACAAGAATCAGTATCTCAGGTCTCGTGGATGGATTTTCGATGATTTTGAGTTCTTTGAGGCTGGCACCAACAGAGGAATGGATAGGAAACTTGAAGATTATGTCATCATTCCAGTCATAGACAATGGCCGATATGTCGGTTGGGTTGCCCGTCATACATGGAGCAAGGAAGAGATTGATGATTATAATGATTGCCATCGCTTCCAGATTCGACGTTATCTTAACTCCAGTGAGAAAGATGGGGAAGGCAATGGATTTTCAAAGTTGCTATACAATATAGATGCCGTCAAAAAATACGAGACAGACACCGTTATTTTGTGTGAGGGTGCGTTTGATGTAGTTGGCTTGGTAAGAGGCTTGGAACTATATGAAAACAACTCCATCGTTCCAGTATGCACATTTGGAAAGAAGATTTCAGAGACACAGATATATAAGTTGCAGGATAAGGGTGTAAAAACTGTAGTAATAGGATATGATGCCGATGATGCTGGTAGGTCTGCTATCAATAAGGTGGCCAGTGACCTTGACCAGTATTTTGATGTGTATGTTGCAGCTATTCCAGATGGTTTCGGAAAAGATTTTGGTGATATGACGAAAGCGGAAATGTATGACGTATTTGCTAACCATATCGTTACACCAAGAGAATTTTATTATGGAGGTAAGTAAGTTATGGACGAGTTATTAAAATGGTTGGATGACAACCATATTGAGTACAATGTGCGAAAGGATGTTATCTTTGTCGCTGGATGGGGGAAGGCTCTGTTCCAGGACATGAGCAAGCGTGAGCATATTTTTAAGAAAGACAAGGATGACAACACCAAGTTCAACTGCATCGAGAACCCAGAGTTCCTGATTGCAGATGAGATTTATTATGTCATCTTCAAGTTCGGCAACAGATTCTATTATCAGGACATTCGTGAAGAAAAGCCTAATTTCCAGCTATTGAAGCACATCGGTTCTGCCAAGAAAGGGAACATTGAGTGTGATTTCTATCCGTTGGGCATCCATACCGGTTATGAATTGCTGAATGGCAGTGGCTCATTGACAAGCTGGTGTAGGAAATCGAAGTTCTTGGGCTATAAAGGTCTTGGTATTGCTGACCATTGTACGATGGCTGCCACTCTTGAATTGCAGCGAGAAGCCATAAAAAAGGAACTTAGATATGTGTTCGGTTATTCGTTGACTATTGCTGTAGGTGACAGTAAGGTTGGAGCAAAGATTTATGCCAACACCCAGCGAGGATTCGAGAACATGCTGAGAATCCAAAAAGCAGTCTGTGTGGATCGAGAGGACGGCATTATTGATTATGCCCAGCTTGTCAAATATGCAGATGGTAATTGCCTTGTGTTCGATAAATGGTCTGGCAAATGGCTGGTTGAGAATGAGGATAAGATAGAGGACTTTATGGACGTGTTCGATGGATTTGTCTATTTCCAAGTTGATACTACTGAGTTCAGAGCTAACCGAATTGACGAGCAGACATTGTTTTCGATTAAGGCTTTCTTCGATAACTTCTATGTAAGTGCATCAGAATACAAGCATGACCTACGTCCAGTGCTTATTCAGGACATCTATTACTTGGATGCTGATGATTGGACGAATAAGGTGATGTTGAATAAGGTTGATACTGGAGCCGCCCATGAGCAGAGCTTCAACCAGTACATGAAAACGCTGGATGAGTTATATGATGAGTTTAGGGCCTTGTTCTCAGACAAGTATGGTGATGATGTGTTTTTCGATATGTGTGAGAGTACATGCGAGATAGCTGAAAACTCTGATGCAGCATACGATTTAACTGAGAACTATGCCCCAAAATATATTATGACAGAGGATGAGATTGTTCGCTATGGCGACACTCACACCATGTTCTGCCAGCTTATTGAAGATGGATTCAAAGAACTGGTTCCAAAGGGGCAGGAGGAAATCTATCGTGAAAGAGTTGAATATGAAAAATATGTCATCGAGAGTACGGATAACGTCGAATACTATCTTATAACTTGGGATCAAGTGAATTGGGCCAGAAAAAACAATATTCTGGTAGGTGTTGGACGTGGTAGTGCTGGTGGATGCGTTATCTCATGGCTTCTCCATATTACTATGATTGACCCGATTAAGTGGGGCTTGCTGTTTGAGCGATTCCTGTTGCCGGAGCGTGGTGGACTGGAGCCTGACGATGTGACCAAGATGCAGCCAGAGGTAACGGCACATGATTATGTTGAGTTGACGCTGGATAATGGGCGAACCTACAAGTTTGACTATGATGCCCAATTCAGAGTGAAGCGTGGTGATGAAATGATTGAGGTCTATGCAGATGAACTGCAGGAGGGTGATGACATTCTTTGGGATAGAAAAGATGAACTATTTACCATTAACGAGAAATGATTAAGCTATGAGGATTCAAACTATAAAGCATGTAGAAAATGCAAAGCTGACAAAGGTGTTGGATTGCTTCGTTGATAGAGGCTATGTTAAGCGAGCACATGGTTCGCTGCCAGATATTGATATAGACTTCGAATCAGAACGCCGCCCAGATGTTAAGGAGTATTTGGAGCGTAGATATAATGTAAATGGATTGGAACGTGTATTCTCTGCTGGTACATTTTCAGCTGAGAAGATTAAGTCTGCTGTCAAGGATGCAGCCCGTATTCGCAAGCTCAATGCTGGTACGGTCAACTATATTACTGCTATCTTTGAAGATGATGAAATGTCATGGACTGACTTGATGAATCTGGCATACAACAACAAGAAAGTGTATGATTTCATTGTCAAGCACCCAGATTTGTTTGAGGAAATATTGCCGATTATCGGTCAGCCAAGGTCAGCATCAGTACACCCATCTGCAGTTATCGTTTCTCCAGAGCATATCAAGGGAGAAGTGAGAAATTGCTTTGAGATTCTGCCTATTAAGAAAATGGATGGGCTGCTGGTGTCTGAGTTGACTGGTGTGGATATTGACGAAATGGGATTATTGAAATGTGACGTGCTGGCTATTGCAGAGCTTTCCAGAATTTCCAGCATGATTCACATGATCAACGATAACTACCATGCTAACATTTCTCTTGAAAGCATCGTACAAGGTGATTTGAATGAGCCAGCAGTCTATGATGTAATCAAGAAAGGTCTTACTCAGGGTATCTTTCAGATGTCTGGTGATGGAATTACACGATTCATCAAGCAGATGAAACCCAGCAATATCAATGACTTGGTTGCTCTTGTTGCATTGTTCCGTCCAGGTCCACTTGATTCAGGTTCGTCACAAGCCTACATAGATTGCAAGCGTGGTGATGTGGAACCCGAATATCTTTGGGGAACATACGAGATTGTGAAAGACACATACGGCCAGTTGATATACCAGGAACAAGTGTCGAAGATTGCTCAGAAGATAGGAAATCTTAGTCTTGGTGATGGCGTGAATCTTGTGAAAGCACTCTCTAAGAAGAAGATCGAGAAAGTCCGCAAATTCAAGGACAAATACTTTGAGGGGGCCAAGCAGAACGGTTGTCCGAAAGAAGCTGCAGAACGTATTTGGGAGATTGTGGAAGCTGGTGCAAGCTATCTGTTCAACCAGAGCCATGCAACGGCCTATGGTTTAACTGGCTACATCGGAGCATGGTTAAAGGTACATTATCCTATTGCTTTCTATACAGTTCTTTTGAAATGGGTAGATAAGGAGAAGCTGCCAACACTGATGAATGAAATGCGAGAGATTGGAAATGCCACCATTGTTCAGCCGGACATCAATATCTCAGGCATTGACTTTGTTACAGATTTCCAGACTAATGAGATTTACTGGTCGTTGAGCCGTATTAGGAATATCGGTGCAGCACAGGCAAAGTACATCTTCAAGGAGCGTACCATGTATGGAGAATATCGCAGTCTGGAGCATTTTATTAAGCGTATATTCAGAGCAAGGTTTGCCGATGAAGTGTTGGAAGAACTGCCAGAAAATGCTACATACGGTCGCTGCCCCGTTACATCACTTAGTGTCAAGCATTTGATACTTGCTGGAGCCTTTGACAAGCTGGAGGGTATCAGCAGTGTCATGGAACGTTACGGACTGATTAAGAAGATGGCAGAAATGCTAAAACTAAAGCAAGAGGCCATTGAACAGCAATTTCCAGAAGATTTGATTGGTAAGCACTATTTCTGGTCGCAGAAGCAAATAGACATATCTGGTTTTGGCTCTATTGACTACAAGCGAATCTATAACAATATGGAGAAGCCTCAGTTGGTCAAGAAGTATCGCTATTGTGACTTAAAAGAGTTCAATACAGAGATACCAGAGAAGTTCGGAGCAGTTGTTTGTGCCACTATAGCAGAGGTTAGCGAAAAGACTTATAAAGACAAGCGAACTGGTGAAACCAAGCACTTTGGTAAGGTAATGCTACAGCAGAACACAGATATGGTTCAGCTTGTTGTGTGGAATGATGCCTGGATAGATTGCAAGCGGTGTTTCAAGGATAAGCGAGGAAGCATTGTCGTTGCAGTTGTTCAGGTGAAATACTCTGATTATGATGAGAAGAACATTTTACAGATTAACAAAGGAGCGTTTGTAGATAATGTTTGATTTTGAATTGTCTGATGAGCAACTGAAAGAGCTGGCCAGCCTTGATGAGCAAGAGCGCAATAGGCTTTATAACCGGCAGCTGGCATACTATCGCAAGAACCGTGAGCGAGAAATGCAGCGGATGCGTGACTGGTATGCTTCCAATAAGGAGCATAAGGCAGAATACTATCAAGCCAATAAAGAAAGGCTTGATGCTGCCAATAACGAGCGTAGGAAGAACGATCCAGACTTTCAGCAGGTCGCTCAGTTAAAACAGAATGTCAGACAGATTATGAAGCGGTTGCCACATGGTCACAGAGGCAGGGTTACACCAACCATACTGGCCAGAATCCTCAAAGAAGAGATAGTTGGCAGAGTTAGGAATTATTTAAGCAAAGACAATATGAAAAAGAGAATTTTATGTATCGTAGGAGAATCGGGTACTGGAAAGACCCTTGTATCCCTGCATTTGAAGTATGAGTGTGGTGCGAATGTCATTTGCTCATACACAACGAGACCGCCCAGAGATACGGAAGTTGAGGGCAGAGACCACCATTTCATTGACATTGTGCCACCAGAGGATGAGCTGTTGGCATACACAGAGTTTGGTATGTATAAATATTATGCTACCAAGGCACAGGTGTTCGGTCCTTGTACTGTCTATGTCATTGATGAGCAGGGTATCAGAGACTTGCTGGAGAGGCATGGTGATGAGTATGAAATCTATTCTGTCTATCTGACGAGAGACAAGAAGTTGAGAGATGAAAGAGGCATTACAAAAGGCCGAATGAACAGGGATAAAAATAGAAAATTGCTCGATTTAAGTTTTTATAACTATGTTTTGGAGAACAACAGTACCAAAAGAGAACTATTCTTAAATATAGAGCGCATTTATAACGAAGTAAAAAACAAGTAGGAATTATGGCAGCACCGAAAGAAAAAGAACAGATCATCACAGCCTTTGTGATGGACTTTGAGACTGGCGGCTTAGACTGCAAGAAATGCGCCGCTACACAGATTTCAGTTCACGCCATCAGACTCGACAACTTTGAGGTGATGGATACGTTCAACAAGTACATCTACCCATACCAGAGCCGTGCCGACATTGGCAAGCCAAAGAAAAAGGTTCTCAGGAGCAAGTATGAGGACGAGGAAGAACAGTCAACTCTTGAATACCAGGCAAAGGCACTGGAGTATTCTGCCATCACTATGGATATGCTTTATGAGCAGGGAGAGGAACTGGAAGCAGTATGCAATGACCTATTAGAGTTCTTCAAAAAGAATACACTTACCACATCTAAGAAACACAAGCCCATCTTTGTCGGTCAGAACATTTTGTTTGACCTTGGGTTTCTGCAGCAAATCATGGCTTATTGCGGTCTCTGGAAAGAGGTTGCCAAAATATTCAGGGGTGTTGAGGACTTCTTCGGAAATTTCCAGCCCTATTATGTTGACACGATTATTTTTGCACAACTGGCTTTCTGTCATAAAGAGGGGATTGCCAGTTGGTCTCTGTCTAACTTATGCGAAATGCTTGGTATTGAGTTGGACGATGCCCATGATGCCGATGCTGATGTCACTGCAACCAAGGAAGTGCTTAGACTGCTTACGGTACGATCGAGGAATGAGGAAGTGGAAGATGCAGAGGGCAGCACAGTGGTAACTAAGAAAGAAAAAACAAGAGAACATTTTAAGATTTAAGCTATGAGTGGTCTGTTTGAAATCGTTGGAAGTGCAATGTGCGCGTTTGCATTTGTCGTATTGTTATGTGAATTATATGTTTCATCAAAAACAAAATTGCAATGAGTAATGTATTATTATGTGTCTTGCTGGTTATAGCAGTCATCGGAGCTTTGTTCACAACATTGATAGCCCTTGGAGTAGGCTCCATGTGCCAGAAAGCACAAGAGGACATCAGAGAGTTAAGGAAAGCTTTGAACGAGGTGAATCTGGAGCTTGCAAGGGTTAGGGAGTTCAATGAGGCGGTCACAGACTGCATCAGCGGTATCGGTAGAGCGCTTGACGTTATCAATGAGCGAACTGACTGGCTTGACGGCATAAATGACCAGATTCAACATTCTTTTATGCAAAATAAAGACAGAAAGAAATCATAATCAGCATGGCAAGCAAAGATTGGAAATTCAACCCGATAACTGGAACGATGGAGCCTGTCAATCCCCTCGCACATGGTCTTGGCAGAAAAGTCGATAATGGTGATGTGCAACAGATAAAAGGGCCAACCAGTGTTCCAGTTATCAAGAGTGGGCGTTCACTGATGAAAGAAGTTCCAACAGACAAACCAAATGTGTTGGTCAACGAAAGGGAGGTCAGATTCAGGGAAAAGAGTGATTTGTCTGTAGTGCAGATTACTGATTATGACACTAACAGGGTGATGGGTTATATAGCCGGATATGGTCTTGACATCAATTTCAATATGGAAGAATTGAACAGCATGGATAGGGTTGAGCAGTTCCTGGAGGGATTGAAAAAGGCTTTCCGCAGTGTTATACTTGAAAAGGCCCTTGGTGCGAAATAGAAAAGCATCCAAACATCACACTATCTTTTATAAAAGAGACATAAATGTTGAACGATATGGAAAATAACGAGAACACTATGATTCTGACGGAAGAAGAGGCCAACTTCTGCCTGCTTTACGTCAATGCTCCAGCACCCCTTGCTGGTAATGCCACTGAGTGCTATATCAAGGTGTTCAAGTGTGATGGTGATGATGTAGTCAGTAAGGCAAAGGCTTCATTTGAAGCTAAGAAGCTATTAGAGAAAGAAGCTGTCAAAAAGCGCATTTCAGAGCTGGAAGAAGTTAATTTGTATGACACAGCCACTTTGAAGCAGCGCATTACGACCACGATGTTGAAGATTATGGATGAGTGTTCTGATGAGACAAAGGTCTATAAGAACCGATTCAAGGAGATTTTGTCGCCGGCACCTTTCCGTTCGGTTGCAATCAGTGCAGCCAAACTGGTAGCCGAAGTCAATGGTGTTAAGGAAGATACTGTTCAGAAGATTCAGATCGGCAGTGAGAATGGTGAAGGAATTACGTTCAACCTCATTATGCCCAAGAAAAGTGAGAATGTAGAAGAACAAATTTAATCTTTAACGATATGACAATGGCAGACAAAACAGCAAACTTCATCACTCAGAATTTCAAACTGATAGTGACAGTCGCAACTTTTCTTGTTGGACTCTATATCCAGCATAAGGCAAACACAATGGAAATAGAGCGTTTACAGCGTGAGATAGCCAGAATTGATGGCAGACTGGACGCTCAGTATTCAAGGCTCGATGATGTAAAGCTCGACAAGACGGTGTTTGAAGCAACCATCCAGCAGTTCTCAACCATGTCGAATGACATACGAGACATTCGGCTTACATTAGAGGACATGATGGCCAACGGACACTACAACAGCAATCGGGCCAGACAAAAATAATTATTAAATGATTAAAGTCGGTGATAAAGTCAAGATAGTCTATTCCCATCAGCTTGCGGACATGAAGATGATTCCGCTTGTAAACAGGATGGGGGAGATTCTTGACATCAAGATAAAAGACACAAAAACACCAGGTGTCTGGCTGAAAATTCTTAATGATCTGGATGAGGCAGAGGAATGGTTCGTACCCATCCAGTCAATTCGTACAAAGGAATATTACTATCGCAAAAGGAATACGAAAATTCTAAAATCATTCGATATATAATGAATAAAAAAGAGATATTGATTATTCTTGGAACAGCGCATTTGGCCACCACTCCAGGAAAATGTTCGCCAGATGGACGCTTAAAGGAGTACAGTTATTCTCGTGAGAGGGTCAAGGCCATTGCATGTAAATTGAGAGCATACGGATACAATGTGGCCATTGACATTGAAGAAGATAAACTGCCAAAGACTATGCGTACACCCAGTGCAAAGTTGGAACAGAGCCGTGAGTTGGGGTTGCGTGCAAATGTCGTAAACCAATTATGCAAGCAATATACATGTATTTATGTCTCGGTTCATGTCAATGCTGCTGGTGCTGATGGTAAATGGAAAAATGCTGGTGGTTGGTGTGCTTATACATCAGTAGGCAACACAAAGGCAGATGTTCTTGCAGAACACCTCTATAAAGCAGCTGAGAAGAACCTGAAAGAGTATGCTTCTCTAATGGGCAAGGGAAAGGCTACTGGAGGATATTCCGGCAATCAGGTTCCCATTCGCATGGATAGAGCTGATGGTGACAAGGATTATGAATCAAACTTCTATGTCCTCGCCCATACAAGTTGCCCAGCCGTACTAACTGAGAATATGTTCCAGGACAATAAGCTCGATGTTGACTGGTTGCTTTCTGATGCTGGTATGCACGCTATTGAGCGGCTTCATGTTGAGGGCATTTTGTCCTATATTGAAAGTCTAAAATAAACGGTTATGAAAGAGATTTTTGGAGCAATTACATCAAAGCTGGCAGGTGTGCTGATTTTAGCCTTTATCGCTCTTGTGTGGTATTCTGTTGAGACCACCAAGAAGCTGCATGAGGCCAAGCAGAAGTCTGAGACGCTGGAAACGACTATCACTGACATGCACCAGAAGATAGATCGTTTTGAGATTCAGATAAATGACAGCACAAGACTTCATGCGGCTACCGTAAAAAACTTACGGATGACTGCTGAGAATATCCAGGCCAAGTACAATGATTTGCTGGCTGCATCCAAGATGAAGCCAAAGGACGTGAACAATGTCACCTCTATCGGAACAGAGGCCAGAGACACCGTTTTTGTGCCGGTTAAAGTTGATTCTTTTGGTGGCTTGCAGACTGGCTATAAGGATAACTTCATAGACATATCAGTGAACATCAGTCCTGAGAGGATGGCAACTATCGGCTATGCTTCCAGAGATTCGCTGTCATTGATTGTGAATCAGAAGAAGCACTCTATTCTCTTTGGACTTATAAAGTGGAAGAGCCTTGAAAAGACAACGGTCATCAACCACAATCCAAATGCGACCATTGCCAGCATCGAAACCATAAATGTGATAGAATAATGGAAAAGAAGGTGGAGAAAGGCTTTCAGAACCTTATAAAGAAAGTTGGTGATGAAAGCGACAAGATGAAGAAAGTAAAATCCGTTAAGGCATAATATTGGATTTGTTTTAGTAGTTAGTTAGTAATAAGTAGTTTGTTTTTGGAGGGCAACTGTGAAGCTGCCCTCTTTTTATTTTTTAACGAATTTCCTAAAACGAGCCTGATAGTAGTAGCACTATAATTTAGAAAAGAGTTGCAAATTATATGGCAAGAAGATTATATGCTCCCAATGTTACTATCAACTTTGCACCGTCTGAAAGGCAGATGGAGCTTTGGGAGAAGTTACAGCCAGCCAAATGCGACAAATGTGGTGGTCGTATAGAAATGCGTCAGCATGGCATTGACGAGAAAGGGTTCCCGATATACGAAGCTACTTGTGTTGAGTGTGGCAATACTGACATTCCAGAACAGATACTTGGAGGTGGTGCAGCAGGTGGTGGTAAGAGCTATCTTGGTTGTTGCTGGCTTGCTCTTAGTTGTATGACATTCCCGAATATTCTGATGGCTGTTGGCCGTTTGACCCTCAAATCATTGAAAGAATCAACATGGAGGACGCTGTTGAATGTACTGAATGATTGGGGCCTTAAAGAAGATTTGAACTATCATATCAACAATCAGGCTGGTACGCTGACATTCTGGAATGGTTCTACGATATTGATGATGGAGCTTTCCCCGTCACTACAGGACCCAGACTACAACAGGTTCGGTTCTATAGAAATCACTGGAGCTTTTGTTGATGAGGTTGCCGAAATTCCAGAAAAGGCGATAGAAGTTCTGGCATCACGTATTCGTTATAAGGTGGCAGAGACCTTTGTTGTCGGCAAGCTGTTCATGTCATGTAACCCAACTCAGGCATGGCCTCGCAGGACTTTTGTGATGGATGATGACGGTGAACCAATCCAACTGCAGAAGGGCTACAGGTATGTTCCGTTCTCAGTGTTTGACAATCCAAATGAGGGATTCCGTATTGTCTATATCAACCGACTGAAAAAGATTCGTGACAAGGCTACCAGAGAGCGTCTTTTGTATGGTAACTGGCTATATCCGTCTGAGAACTCGATGGCTGCATACTGGAACTTTGATGGCGAAACTCATTTGGTTATGAATGTCAGAGAGAAATACTATAATCCGTTGAAGCCAATCATCTTGTCTCTTGACTTCAATGTGAATCCGTATATGTCTTGTTTGGCAATACAGATAGACTATGATGCAAAGCGTGTCTGTGTGTTCCCTGAGTATGTAGGGTATGCAAAGGACAAGCTGAACAACACACCGGCACTTTCAAGATATTTGGTAAAGTCCATGAGAGAACTACGACATACTGGTGGTATCATACTTACAGGCGACCCAGCTGGACGAGCACGTTCAACCCAGACAGAACAAGGAGTGAACAATTTTACGATTATGACTGATGAGTTTGTAAGAAACGGATTCAGACCATCTACAAAATTGTTTGAGAAGCAACCGTCACAGATAACAAGACTTGAATTTGTCAATGAGCTGTTCAAGGGTTATGAGGGCTGGCAGATTGTCATAGATGTCCGTTGTAGGAGGCTCACAGAGGACTTGACCTATCAGAAGAAGAATCCAGATGGTACAAAAGAGAAGAAGAAAGTCCAAATGGAAACTGGAGAGAAAGCCGAAAAATACGGCCACCTCTCAGACTGTCTGGACTATGTTTTAACTTATTTCCTACGAGACAGCTATAATAGATATAGAAACGGGTCATCCAGTTCAATCGTCACAACGGTATCTGGAGGTAGCCTGGTTTATGATTCATTCGATTATTAAAAAATATATATAATGGCATATCAGAGATTTCTAAACGATAAGGACTATCTGGCACTCATCACTCAGGAGGGGCTTGACCAGCTTATTCGTGAGGTGCATGACCGCATACCGCAAGCAGAGAGTAGTGCAGAGGTTTCCGTTCTCGAATATCTCAGGCAGTATTATGAGGTTGAGGAAGAACTGGCAAAGGGTAAGGCCATTAAGCCATACTATGAGCGAATAACTTACCCAGCTGGTGTCTATTTCCTAAAGGACGGTTACATCTATCGCACACTGACGGCCATCAATGGTTACAAGAGACCGAACAGAATTATTTATTGGGTGCTGGTTGAGGAATCACTGACATCTGATCAGCTTTCGGCCATACAGAACTACTCCCAGCTCAAAACCTATAATGTTGGTGAATATGTCCGCTATGGCAATGACATTTGGAAATGCAACTACCAGAATGGATTCGACTTTGATGACATCAGAATCCCTGGAATGTATGTTTGGGAGCAGGTGGTCACTACCGAATGGGTTACTGCAGCAGAGTATGATGTGTATCAGGTAGCATCTTATGGCGGCAAGTTCTATATGCTATTGAATAAGGATGAGGGCTATGACCCTCTCGTAAATCCTGTTGAAAGTAATAATTGGGGGGAGATTGGGGCATACAATACGGATTATGAGTATGCCTATGGTGCCGATGACCATGACTATGTTGTGTTTGACGGTTGTGTGTTCAAGCCGGTTATGAATCCCAATGCCGACAAACTGAATGACAACTCAAACAATGGTGGTGTCAATATCGTTCGTGATGACCCTCGCAACCAAAGTCTTGTAAAGCACATGACCCAGCTTGCGCTCTATCAGCTTCATGTATTGATTAGTCCGACAAACATATCTGAGACAAGGCGCATCCAATATGAGGACAGCATGGCATGGTTATATGCAGCTTCGAAGTTCAAGATTATCATTGACATCAAGCGCAAGATAAACAAGGATGATGGTCTGCCAAGAAAGGACTATGCACTGGCAACCTACCAGAAGGACTTTGACCCTTGGCAGAACGATTGGATAATTTGATTACGCAGAGTCGATATAAAATTCTTCGGTTTCCCCACTTGGTCGTGAGATTAGGTGGGGTATTTTTGTGAGGGGGTGTTGAACGAGGATTCCAACCCCTAATGTTATAGTTTATTAAAAGTTTAACTGAAATTTCGATTAGTTAAAAATTTCTTGTACCTTTGCAGCCGAAATGCTACAGAAAAGGCACGATTTGTGCATGATTTGTGCATCAAGCGATGTTTGAATGGCAAAAATGCAGGTTTTAAGAGACCATTGATTCTTTGAAACATAGAACTCTTATCTATCTGATAATCAGGAGAGTTGGCAGAGTGAACGATTGCGCTGGACTCGAAATCCGGTATGCTCTTATGGGCATCGGGGGTTTGAATCCCTCACCTTCCGCTCTTAACAATCTTCCAGCACCTCAAAATGGTGCTGGATTGATTAAGAAACAATTTGATTATCAGGAAGTTAAGGTGTTCTCCTGTTCCTACAAAACCCTGCACATTTTGTTAGGAAATCATATTCAATTCACCGAAACAATGCACATTTCGTACACAAATTTGTAGTGAGTTTGTGCCACTAATGTGATTAAAAACAGATTCGGTATGATTTCCATCAATTACCAAACTTATGGAAGTAGAGGTCTGCAGTTGCGTCTCAGGTTCTATCTGGACGGTCAGACCAAGTTCATTAACGTGACTAAGCTGCTAAAGGGCAACTTAATCAAAAGGCACTGGAACACCAAGAAGAAATGCTTCTACTCCAGTGCGCCTAATGCGGAGGACAACAACCGCACTCTTGAAGATTTCAGAAAGCCATACGATGAGCGTGCAAGGACATGGACCGGCACACTGGATGGTTTCATGCTCTCATTTAATGAGACGGCTCCAGTTGAGCAACAAGAGGAAAGGAGAACGCTCAAATGGGTGTTCAAGTATTTCATTGATGAAATGAAGCGCAATGGCAGGAATGATGACGGCACTATTGCTGGTGGCTATGAGCCATACGAAAAGACCATCAAGCGTATGGATGAATACTGCCAGGAAATGCACATCAATCTCGATGCTATGACTTTGGAGGATATGACACCTCAGTTCATCAACAAGTTTCTGGAATGGATTGCTAATCGTGGAAGGGGAAGATGTCTTTATGTCTCAGTGACACTAAGAGCCTTACTTAGCAAAAGTGATAAGATGGGCTGGTTTGACATAAACAGCGTGAATAGGTGTAATTGGGCAAAAAAGACTGGTAAGAGCGCAAAAAAGTATCAGACCCTTACCAATGCCCAATGCGAGAAATTCGTGGCTCTGACGAAAGCAGAATTGCCCAGAGGACAGAATACAGAACTCTATCGTGACTTCTGCACCTTTATATTATATACATGTCAAAGCGTTTGTGATGCCGTTGCCCTCCAGTACAAGGACATTCAGACGATCAATGGTGTTGAACACTTTGTTTTCAAGCGCAGGAAGATAGCAAGCAAGCAGTCGATTGATTGCTCTGTGCCTATCAACTCTGTCATGCGTGACATAATGAAACGCTGGAAGCCATATACCAAGGATGGCTATGTGTTCCCAATCAGGAGCAAGGAAAGGTTGGAGAATAGCGTGATAAACAATGGTGACATAAAGCACTTTATTAGCAAGATAAATTGCTGGTTAAAGAAAGTGACTGAGATACTGGAATGTCCGTTTCCGCTGCATACATACGTCTTTCGGCACACTGGTATCACTCACTACATCAGCAAGGGCATACCAGTCATTTATGTAGCCAATCTTGCTGGAACCTCTGTCGAGAACTGTGAGAATATCTACTATAACAACCAAGGAGATACAACCAGCCGCGACAAGGTACTCAATGCCATCAAATTTTAAGGGCTGGAATGTTTCACAACACCCCAGCCCATCCAACTTAGGTCAATTTCGACTCTCTGACCTGTGACTGGATGGCGAACCACCCAGCTTTTATATTAACGATTTATCCAAGAAATTATTATGGCAAAAGTTATAAGCACCATCAGTTTTGTCGCTTACGGCGATGATTATGGAGTGACCGTATCATGCGGCATCAAGAAAGTGTCTGTCAGTTATGATCCAAGGCGCAGCACCAAGTTTGAATCTCAGATAGAAGTCCTGAGACGCATGAACCTCAAAGACGAGGAACAGGTCATCAGGGATTTCACTGCTATAGCGAGGATGATTCTCGCCCGATACAATGATAGAGAATAACACCAAGCTATCTTCACAGACTACTTAGGGGAAATAATACTTTTGAACTACTCTAAGCCACCAGCACATTTCACAATGGACTGGTGGCAACTTCAATAATGTTTAATTTAATCATTTATTGCTAAAGAAAAGATGCAGTCCGTTACTCTCGTATCAGACTGCACAACTACAAAGTATATTTAACTCTTTTTCGTGTATAAACAAAATTTTAGTTGCGGGAGCGGAGTCCGAGTCCGCAATCTCATGGTAATGAGCCATGCGTGTTAGCCAATTACACCATCCCGCGATATGGGTTTGATTATGGGCTGCCTGGATACTAACCTCAAACTCTCCAGGCTAATCAACGTACCTAAATTTCAGAGTTCTCATATTATTATAGTGAAAAACTCTGCAAAAAGTTAAAGCATGGTCGTTAATCTTTGTTATTTAACGTGCATCAGTATTTCTTGTTGCCATGCTTCCATTGTCTCAATCTGTTATAGCGCATCTTCTGTGAAATATGCCAGTCCAAGTCGATGTGATGGAGGTCTGCCAGCTTTTCGGTCACTGCAAAGATACTACTGCATACAATTGGCATCGTCTCACAACCAGTAATCACGTCAATGAGGTCGAATGATTGTTTGAGCAAGTGTTGCTTGTCGAAGTCTGGATGCAGCTCTGTATGGACTTTGGTAAGCTGTTCTGCATTGATACCAGTCTCTCCCATGAAGTCAAAAGTGCGGATGCAGACATCAGCAAGCTCATCTTCGAATGTCTCTTTGATGTAGGTCTTGAACCATTCCTTAAAGCGATTGTCTGGGTCATTTGGATCAACTTCCAGCCGGTGTTCAAATAGCTGGCGGTTGGCATGTCTGTTCTTTCTGTCTGCCGCTATCATTTCACATATCTCAGTGATGATAAGCATGAGCCAGTGTTCGTTGTCTTGTGGTTCCTCATGCCAGCCATGTTCAACGGCGGTCTGGTGAACCTGTTCAATGTACTCTTGGATTTTCATTGTTGTTAAAATGATTTTTGTATTTGGTTATTCTTTCTATTGAGGATTATCATTTGCATCTTCAAATCTTAGTACAACTTTCTTACCATCACGAATCAGAGAATCAAACTGCATACCATTGCCGTTTTCACCGCAGTTTTTATCGAGCCACCAGTCAATGAGCATGAGGATTTCGCCCTCTGGAATCTGACGGCGGTCATCTGTCATGCAGTTCTTGTCACGTTTGCTTTCCTTTGCTATGTACGCATTGAACAGCGCACAGCAGATTTTGTAGTCTTTTGCTGCCATATTATATTTCCTCTTTTCTTCTGCATCTGTCTGCATAGTATTCAAGTGATTCGACCAATTGACCATAACTGAGGTCTGGAAACTCCTTGATGAGTTCTTCCAGTTGCATTTCAAATTCTTCTTGTCTGTTCATATTCTTTAATCGCTTTAAGTCCTTCGTGTGTGATTGCATAACCAGTACCATGATAGCCCTTAACAGATGGATGCCATTTTACCAGCCCTTTCTTTGCCAGCTTAGAGAGATAGGAACCGGCGCACAGCCATGCTTTCTTGCTGGCAGATGCTCCATGACCATTATTTGATACTGCAGTAAAGAGATACTGCTTCTCAGGGTCATCACCCCAGAATTTATTGGCGAATATAAAAGCCGACATGACAACTGAGAAGTTGATAGTCGGTGCCAGTATTTTAAGGGCTTTGTAGGTTTTTTCTGTAATCATTTTGATGAATTGTTTTCAAAGCTATTGATAAACTTATACATTTGAGAATCATACGACCCAGAATTTTCTTGTGCTCTACGCATTTGCTCAGTGGTCATGCCAGAACTTCTGAGAATATCAGTTGCCAAAGTAGGCTCGCAATATACTACAACGAGGTCCTGGATGCAACACCAAATACCGTTATAGAACTCATCCCTTCCGTGTTTCTCAAAGACTTTGTGGAGTCCTTCAAAATATGCGCCGACAAATGGATTGTCATCTTCATAGTCAGCAATGGCTTTTATTTCTATCAGCTCATCATGTATTTCTTCTTTTGTCATAATCAATCCATTTCTTGAATTAAGTTCTTGATATGAAATTTTGCAATAGGATTTGTATATGCACTCTGGATGCAGTTAGAGATATATCGAAGCCTGGCAATAAACTCTTTGATATTTGGATGGCGAAATTCTAAATTGTCAGTTCTAACACTACACAAACCAATTCGTCCACAAGCTATCAGATTGACTTCTATTTTATTGTCAAACGTCTTTCCTGAAATACAACACTCAACAATAGGCCAGGGCCAATTTGCATCAGGATTATTGTACGAATACATTAAAGACCTTTGTGTTGAAGCATGAAGTGAATAGCCCATAGGATTGAGCCATTCATCACATCGTGCTTTTATTTTATGCTGAACTTCTTCTGGTGTCATAACTTTATTCCTTTCCTTTTATAAACCTTTCAAGAGCCTCTGCATAAAACCCATTCGGAAAACCAAATGTCCGATTCTCATTCCTCATATTCCTCATAATACTGTCAATGTCTCTTATGTCCTGCCATATCAGAGTATAGGTTTTATCAGGCTGTTCCTCATAAATGATTTTCATACCCTTACCTTTGGCAAAGGCGTGTTCACACTTGGCACCGTCACTGTCCTGCCAGTTATCAAGCATAAAGAGAGCGTCACAATGCTTAATTATCCTGAGGTCGTAGAGTATGTAGTCCTCCCATTCTAAACATTGTGCCTCTTTCTCCTTTTCAGAATCCCAGGGGTTGACAACATCATGCCCTAATTCAATGAGGTACTGACGTGCTGCTTCAAATTTCATACGAGATTCTTCTTCTGGAAGTCCTCGCATCTTTCCGCTAATGTAAATTTTCATAATTCTATACGGTAATTACTTTTCCTTCCATATATTTTTGTTGGGATTGCAAAAGTGGAGAGTGAGAGTAATTCCTCACTCTCCGATGTAGGTTTAACCTTCGCAGACGATGGCGAGCTGACCACAAGCGGCACCGCTCTCAATCTCTGCCTTTGTTGCGATAGCTACGGCATAGTCGTAACCCATGCTTTCAAGTGCGGATTTGATTGCTTCCATACTTCAATTCTTTTTAAGGGTCCATACTGTTTTATCTTTCAGTCCGTCGTTGGATTGGTGGCAGCACACGAAGCCTTCTTCACGCATGATGGTGAAGTAGTCTCTCCAAGCGGCTGAAATGAATATCTTCTGCTCATTGTTTACGAATCTGTACCAAAGGTGGTCGAGAAACACGTTGGCCGCAAAGTGGTCGGCATCGCAGTCGGTGATGATTACTTTGCCGCCCTGCTTGATGTAACGACGCAGACAGCACACCGTGCGTCTGATGTCTGGCAGATGGTGAATGACATTGCGGATGTTGAACACATCGACGGTATGAGGTTGCAATCCGATGATGCAATCCAGCCCGTCGTACTGATAGTCGAGTGTCGGACTGGTGGTAACGTCACACTTCTTGTAGCCTCGCAGCGGATTGTAACCGCATCCGAAGTCAACCTTTAATCGTTTCTCTGTCACAGGTGCTCTCCTTTCTACATAAGTTCATGTTCTCCACCTTTGTGCAATATTTCTCCCAACTACAGAAGTTGCCCAGCGGTGTAATGATGATGTCACAGTCGTTGTACTTGAAATAGTTGCCGAATACGCCGAACTGATGACCGTTCCACATATAGTCGTAGAAGCCGAAGCCATCATCCTTTATCTTGACGGTGTTCATCTTCTCTTGGAAGTCAAAGTCACCATACCGGCCTTGCAAGTCCTCACAGACGATGCAATAGAAGCCGTCGGTCAGTACATGCTCCAGCAGTTCCACCAACTTGTCACCAGTGCTTTCGTTGCACTTGGGAATGTTGATGCGAGTGTTCCAGATAACGGACTTGCAAGCCAAAGCCGTTTCACGTCTGCACTGGTATTGCTCCAGCGACGAAACGCTGATGGCTACCTCCGTCAGTCCTGCTTCTGCCATCTTTCTTGCCCGTTGCTCGTTCATCAGTATGCCGTTAGTCACCAGGCAAACATCGTTGCTGACATGCTCACGGGTTAGACGTATGATGTCGTAGAGTTGCGGGTTAATCATCGCCTCGCCTCCCATAATAGTAGCACGTTTTAGCACTCCAATCTTGCGCATTGTGTCGCGGCACTTGTTAATGTCGAGATACATTGGAGCTTTGAACCGCTGATAGCAAAAGTAGCAGTTGCCGTTTGGTCCCGTGCTCTCGTTCATGTTGCAATTCAGGTTCGTGATGACCCGATAGCGGAAGATGTCTTTCCTGTGTCCCATAACTATACGAGATTTACACCTTCAATCACTCCCTTGCCGCAGCCGTTCTTCTCTGACACCTCGTTTGGATTGATGGGCGACAGCTTCACGAAGAAATACTGAGGGTCAAAATATTTGCGCAGTTTCTCGCCGTCGAAGTCCTCCTCCTTGATAAGTGTTAGATTGATGGTTGTTTTCAGATTGCTTTTTGTGCGTATCTGCCCAAGTTCTTCGATGCTCATCTTGCGCTTGAACGGAATGAGCCAGTCGCGGTGTTTCTCGTCGAAGCTGTGAAGGCTGATTTGCAGCGTCACGTTGCCTTGCACGAATGAGAAGTCAGAGCCACGCACACCAATCGTCGAAACATAGTGGTGAGTGTTAGGGTACTTCTCTGTGATGCGACGGATGGCCTCTTTCACCGCCTCGATGTTCAGAAACGGCTCACCCATCCTCGTGTAGTTTATCTTGAACTCCTTGGCTTTGGCTGGGTTGCATCCTGCCCGTTCAATTGCGAAGTCCACCTGTGCCACAATCTCGTCGGCAGTCAGGTTGCGCCAATGCTGCTTCATGTTGCCAGTAGCACAGAACTTGCACCCGACGGGGCATCCGCTCATCGTCGAGACACCAATCATCCAACGCTCCGTGCGGTCGCCGAGGTCGGTGTCATCCAACTTATTCTGCTTCCTACCTATTGCATCCTTTGTGTAGTAAGGAAGAAATGTGTCGGTTGTCTCTATCAACTTGCCATCATCAAGAGCAAGTGCATAGACAACGCCATTCTTAAATTTCCTGAATTTCTTAACTTCCATAATTTTATTTTTCTAAGTCGATATATTCATTTTTCTTTCCAACCAACATCTTTGCAGTAATTATGATTCCAGGCCAGCGGCTTTCCTCATCAATATTTATACTTGCAAATTGTTTGGCTTCATTAAGAAGATTTCGAACGCATTTTTCCTTTGCTTCTTCGATCATAAAAGAAACGCTCTTATGACGAGGAATCTGCCAGTCTGGAATACCGTGTTGCCTCATCATGTCCTGATACATTCTGGCTTCATAGATGTCACCTTCTGTCAGCATTACACGGCTTTCTATAGGCATGGCTTCAAATTTTTGCATAATAAGAGTTGGCCGACTATTCAGAGCGTTCATCTTAGCAATCTCTTCAATCAATTGTGTGTATCGTTTTTCATACAATGGAAGTGTTTCGTTTGCAAGCTTGTAATACCCACAATAGATACCTTGACAATAATGGATTGGCTTTAACTGATTTGCATAGCCCTCCAGCTTTATACCAAGCCACCGTTTCCAGAATGGCTTCAAATCTGGTCCATCCATACAACACGCTATTGTGTATAGGACAAACAGAATAAAAATAATGGTGAATGTTGTCATACCATATTCATTAACTTCAACTTATTTCGTAGAATATTCCAATATCTGCCTTGTTCAGCCTTTGTTGCAAGTCTTGCTTCACCAGAAATATTGCGTTCTGGCGCTCCAGTTCGCAAATTGAATCCATTAAACACGTCTATTTGTCTTTTTCCAACAAGACCAACTGACATGAATACACAATCAGTACTCTTTATAGCGACAAGAGCACCAGGTTTCTTGATTCTTTTCTCTTTACTTTTCTTCATAACCTAAATCTTGTTTTCTTTGTGAAGATGTTGTTTGTAATTCCTATGTTCACGCATTGTCTCAGCCCATTCTTCTTTTGGTGCCTTATAACGACCGTCTTTTCTTAGTTGCTTGAATCGTTCACGGCATTTCTCCATTGTTTCTGGGCGACACACAAAGATTATCAGTCGCTTAGAGACATTGAACATCTGAGCAAGTTTGTTGTAACTCAGCTTTTCTTCTTCTCTAAGCCATCTGATGTAGTTCTTTTGGTCCTCAGTCAGCTTGATCCGTCTGTCATATTGAGTGCCGGCAATCTTTATTCTTTCTGATTTGTATGGCATGATTCATACTCTTTGATTGCTTCTATACCTTGTTTCGTCAAATAATAACCAGTGAAGTTCTTGTCGTAATTAACAAGTCCTTTCTTTCTCAGTTTGCCAACCTGTGAGCCAATTTGGAGCCAGCCTTTTCTGGTGTAAGCCATGTGTTCTGTTTCAGGATTGCCACTCCACAGCTTCCAAGATAGCCACTTGGCACCAATACCGTCAAAGTATGTCCCCTTCTCAATCGGTTTCAGGATTCTATATGCACTATCTGAAATCATTGCAGCAACTTAACTTGTGAATCAATGACTTTCTGGAGTAGTTCAGGCTCCTTGATGAAGCCCTTAATCTGCTCATTCATTTTGCAGATGGCGGTCAAGAGGTCACAGAAGAATTTTGCATTTTCCTCTGTATAGGCAATCTCCTTTCTGCCATCCATTCCAAAGCCATCCCAATTATTCTTGTTTGCATCACGAATATCAAATGCTTTCAAAGTAAAGGCATTTAGACGTTTACCATATTCACCAAGCTTCTCAATTTTTTGGTAGTTCACAAACCAGTAGAATAGCTTTTCTTGGCCACTCTTAAAACGAATGATTTGCTTATGAAACACTTGTGCATAAACATTGAAGCCAAATGCCCCCTCTCCTTTGTCGGTCCCTTCAATCCAATTGGCATGGACGGCATCAGGTCTTTCTTCTTCAGGAACATAATAGCCATTAGGAACTGGAATACCACCGCCCATACAGTAACTGCAAGCAGTCCTAATTCTATAAAGAATCACAAACTTATCCTCAATGATTTCACCAGATATAGCTTCTTCAAGAAGATTTCTAAAGTTATTTTCAAGCTTCTCCAATGTGTCAGCATAGAACGTACCAAGCTTCTTTGTGTGCCTATTGAACGTATTGCTTAAATCTACACCATAGTCAAGCAATGTTTTCATCTGATCAGCATCAAGTGAAAAGTAGAACTGACCATCTTTAGACACATTGACCTCAACTTCAAACCCAAGTCTTTGGGTATGGTCAATACTGCTGCTGACAGATATTTTTCTTTTGCCTAATTTTGCCATAACTATTTCAGTTTCATTTGGAGATAACCTTGCTTTTGATATTTGGTAGCGTACTTGTAGAAGAGGTCTGGATGGTCTGTCTTGAAGTCACCAGAATTGAACTTATAGCCCTCAGACGGCGCAGTATAGATAGCTTGCGTGAGGTCAGTCTTTACATTTGTCAGCTTCTCGGCAATCATCATGGCCATAATAGCGTCTTTAGCCTGCTTGACCTTTACCTCGGCTTTTTGCTGCTCTTCCAATGCAGCGAGATATTTAGTTTCCAGTTTCAGATACCAGTCTGGTGCAGGATTTTGTTCCGTTTTCTTTGCCATAACTTAATTAAATAGTTTTATAAACAACTGGTAAAAGTCTATCTTTAGCCAATTGATATTGGCAATGATAATCAATATAAAACAGAAGTCAAAAATAGATCCGAAGTATAACTTTTGCGGAGTTGACTTAATTTTGAAAATCTTCTTTGTCATAGATAAGCAGAAGCCAACAATTAAGTAAACTGCACACAGGAACCATTGAGACGTAAGTAATCCACACAGGAACAATAAATAAACGCAAAGAGCACAACAGCCCATTGTTGTTTTATCTTTTTCTTCATCATAAGTCAATTCTTCTTTGTTGACCGTCTTGCATATCATTTCTGCATCGCCAATGAGAACAATTAGACAAATTATACTGATGAAACCAAAAATTGAAAATACTGTTTCCATATCGTTAAATTTTGGTGATAACAGACTGAACTTCGTATGGAGTATAGACGTACCGTGTTGACTTGGTGCCGTCTTTCTTGATAGCATAGATGGTTGGCCTAAAACTTCCATCTTCCAGTATCTCAATGGTCTGAGGGCCAATAATGCCATATTGTGTTTGAGCTGGAATGGTTTCACCTCTATTATGCCAACTATTACTGACATACTCAGGTGTGTCAATCCTCACCTTATCACCTGTTTTATATGGGCAATTTTCTCTAATATAGTTATGCTCCAGCTTTCCCAACTCATGTTTCTTAGCATCAATGAGTTCTTTCAGCTCTTTTCTTTTTACAATAAATTCTGTAGTTTCCATAATTATCACTTATAAGTTAAGTTTTACTTGTCGGACCAATAGCCCTCTCTTGTCTCAGGATCGCAGTTTTCCATCCACCATCCTATCTGGGAATTAACGTGTTGACCTTCTTTATATCTAATACAAGTATCTTTCAACAAGCAATTCTTACCCTGGCAGTATGTATAATCGTTATTCGCCATGATGTTTAGTGATTGTTAGTGATACATACCACCGCAGTATTTCAAAGCCGATGGTGTGATAAGTCTCTTTGCACTGGTAGTTGGTGATGCTCTTATACATCAGACAAAACGGAAATATCCAGTATCTTAGTTTTCCACCATATATGTTGTATTCCATAAGTTATTCCTTGTTTTTGGCTCGTTTCTTATCTTCTCTCAGCTTGGCTCTGATGATGACACCAGCCTTTTCACGCATTACTTTGTAAACATTGTCGCATCTTTCGCCCCAAGCATCAATATTCATGTAGTTCTCTGTCCGCTGGAGGTAGTTCAGCTTTTCCTTAACTCCTTTGGTAAGCTGCACCAATTCATCAAACTGAACAATCTGGAGGTCTTTATTGATTCTGTGAAGTGCATCGTTAATGTCGAGAACTGCACTCTCAATGATGTCGCAAGCCATATAGATGGTGACATACAATTCATTGATGGTGGCTCTCTCTACGTCTGGCATCTGAATGTCTTTCAAGTCAATTGTCCTTACTTTCACCTCATAATCACGAATGAAAATATCAAAAGACCTACGTCTAAGCTTGTCGAGCTTCTGCTTCTCCTGCATGCACTGGACGTATTTGTTGGTATTTTGATATTGCTCGATTCTGTTCTTCAATCTGATAGCCTCTGGATGCTTCCAGAAGAACATATCAAATGCCTTTATAATATCGGGATGAGCATTATCAATCGTCATGGCCGTTCTTGTTAAAGGTAATTTTCTTCGGAGTTCCGTCTGGGTTGAATACGCTGTCATCGTCCTCAGTCTCGTCAATTTTGTTGTTATTAAGCAAGGCCAGTGATAAGACTAAGCCAACAACGCCGAACATCATTCCGGCGATAAATGTCAAAACATACCAGAGCATAGGCTAATCGAGAACATTTCGTTTAACTTCGTCAACAATATCCTGAACGGTATTGATTGAATCTACTGCCTCATCTGAAATGGAAATGCTGAAATCGTGTTCAACGTCCATCACGATCTGAACAATATCCAGTGAATCACCGCCATATTCTTCACGAATGTTTGCATCTAACTGGATGTCATTCTCATCTTCACAAAGGTACTTGGCTGCTATAGGTTTGACCTTTGCTGCAATTTCTTCTTTTGTCATAATAATCGTTTGTTTTGGTTAATACAGAATATGCTCTCATCAAATTATTATGACCTGGCTCCAGTCATTTATTACCGAAGTCAGCTGGATTCTCACCAAGTTTCTGATTATTCCAGTGCCTAATCTCGATTTTGTCAACCCATAAGGCACATGCTTTGAGATAGATTTCGGCTTTCTGCAGCAGCTTGTTCCGCTTGCCAGATGCCGTGCGTTTCGCCTTGAACCATGCTATAGCCGTAGTGCTGTCGGAATAGATGAGCATTGGCTTGTGTTTGGTGCGGATAATGTACTTTGCCGCTTCCACTATTGCCAGGAACTCCCCGATATTGACTGTCTGGTTTCCAAGGTCCTCATAGAAGATATACTCTCCAGTGGCCAAGTCAACCCCCTGAATCTCCGTCTTGCGGTTCTTCATAGAGTGAGCTGCATCCACCACTATGCCTTGTGAATAGTCTATCATAGCTTAAAAGATTAAAGCAGATTCCTAATCACAACAAATCATTTTGGGTGGTCGGCCTTATAGTATGCCAGCACCGTCTCAGCAGATTCCTTGAAATCACAGATAACACGCTCTGGCTCCTTGATGTCGATACGGCGCGATAGTGTCTGGATGATGCCGTCAATAGAGCGTCTGTTCTCTTGCTTGCTGGATGGGTCATAGACAATCAGCTTATGTCCGAACCTCACTTCCACAGCATATTTATCGTCCTCAATAAAGGTGTCGATACGAGCTTGGAACTTAACAGGCTCGGCACTGATGGCCACAAAGCCCATGCACTCTTTCATAGGTACAAGCGTAGTGTTGTAAAGCACATTGTCAAGGATAGTAGCAGCTATGCCGGCATCTATCAGTACGATTTTCTTCTTGCAGTCATCGCTTTCGTGGCAGCCTTTCCATGAGCCATTTTCTTTTCTAACATAGGAAACAAAGGAAACCTTGTCTCGCTCACTTCTCTGAAATTTCAGGTACGTCTTAATTCTTTTCGCCATGATATAATCTGATTTAATCAATTTGTAGTAGCATGAAAAACCCCACACTACATTGAATTATAGTGTGGGGCAACTTACTCAGGTTAGAACCCTCGTAACTTTTTATCAAAATTTAATAGTCAAGCAGCTTATCCCTTTCTATCTGTTCGGGGTCTGGGATGACGAACTTGCCGCCTTTTCCTCTCTGCTTGATGATTCTTACACTCTCATATCCAAGACGTTTTGCAATCGTAATCATGCCAATCTCGGAAATACTTACTGTTCCGTCCAGTTCACCGTCTGGAGAAGCAAACCGATAAGTGTTCTGCCCCTCGTCAACAGCGACTGGATTCACTCGCACTGCTATGAAATCATGCGGGTTCTCTTGCCAAATGTAACGGCATAGTTTTTCAAAATTTTCTTTGTTGTTCATAGGAAATCTGCCTTTAATCAAACTATAATTCCAGTGTATCAGCGTGGCAATTAGAACAAAGCCCACCAGTACGTTCAGCAGTTCTCCCGTTGATTCTCTGTCCGCACAGCTTGCAGAAGTGCATAGTCCTGTTGTTCTTGCCGTGTAGTATTGAATTAAGGGTTTGCCTACTGATGCCATACTCCTGTTGTATGGCTTTCATCACTTCTGGGAATGTGTAGGCTTTGTTTTGGGCCACAAGGTATTTGCACCCTCTTGTCAGCTTATCGTAATCAAAGCGTACAAGAACGTCTCGCATGTACTCGGTATTCAAAAGCCTCTGGTCATTCAGCTTGCGGAGTGTCATCACGTCAATGTCGAACACCTGGGAGGCTTTCAAAATATCTTGTTCACGCAGGATATACTTAATCTTTGGAGCTTCCATTTTCGGGTGCCAGTTCTTTCACCTTGAACTCAATCGTAATCTTGGAACGGTCTGTTACCTCACGAATCTTCTGGTAGGCTTTCTCCAACATGAGAAGCATGATGCGGTTGCTGTCCTCATGTGACATGTCATCCCATCCGATTTTCAGTTCTTCTGCCAGCTTCTTAGCCAACGGATAGAACTGCTCATCAGGCTCCAGTTCATTCACGTCATAGATACTGTTGTCGGGATCGGCAAACAGGAACTTAGACAGGTCAAGATACTCTTTCAGTGCATCGACCATCAGCTGTACGGGTCTTTCTTTATCTGTTTTCTTCTTAGCCATTTTATGATTCTCGCTTTAATAATTATAGTGCAAAACTCGTCTTTTCATTTTATAAAAAGACATAAAAGTTTGAGAGACGGCAATAAAAATGGCAGGAATTACCCTGCCAAACTATGCCTTATCGAACTGGAGTGAACAATGGAAATGATTGAGGATTGCCAGAAACGTGTCTATCGAGAGTAATGCCTGGCCGTCCTTTGGCTTGGTGTACCGAATCCCTATTCTCGGACTGATGTCTTTCTGCTCCATGCTGTTATATCTCAGCAAGTAGTCTATGACCTCATGGCAGTCCTCAACAGAGCCGATTCTGTAGTGTTCATCCAAGTTATAATCCCACACATAGACGCTCCGCTTGATAGCATCAGTATAGAGAAAGAGATTGGTCACAGCATAAGATGACCTGCCAGCCTCAATGGACTGGATGGCATAGGCACTTAGCTTCTCGCTCTCAATTGCCATGCCGTCTCTCAGTTCCGTCAGTCGCTTTCCAAGTTCAACCCTGTTCATGTTACCTGTCAATTGCTTTCTGGATGGATTTCATTGCAGAATCGACATCGCCCTTGACTTCTTTGTACTGCTTGCCATCATCCTTGAACTCAGACAATGCCACTTCAAGGTCGCTGGAAGCATCAGTTAGGTCACTGACATTCTCAGTCATGTCATCTGCTCGCTGTGAGAAAGTAAGATTCTCAGGCAGCATATCCAGACTTTCTTGTTCTTCGTCCGCTATCAGTTCCACCTCTTGCTGTGATTCTGACAGCGTGTTCTCAACCTTATCCCTGGCCAGCTCGTCAGAAAGCACTTCCAGCGAGCCTACTACCTTGGTAAGCCGTTTTCTTCTGTTCCTGTTCATAGATTCCGTTTCATGTCTGCAAAGATAAATAATTTTAATTAAATAACGCGATTAGTTCAATTAAATTTTAGTTTAATTGTGATTTGAGAGCGTTCATCCGCTGCTGATGTCTGGCATCTGCATCGAAATACTGGAGGTTCATACCGCTACAGCGGCACACATGCTGACCGTACATGGACGGTGCTAAAAATGGTGCGTTCATGTTTCGTATAATATATAATAATGTATGGGCAAAAATAAAAGCGGCCCATTAAGACCGCTTGCTACGCTTTTCTTCTTTTCGCTTTTGTCGTTGTTTCCACTTATCGACGTTATACTGCTGATTGCGATATGTTGCATGTGCAGTAGCCGTCAAGTCAAGAGATTCATTGTCATCCCATCCGGAAGGAGTGTTGTTGAAGTCAGGAACAAACCTTACTGGAGGTGTGGCTGGTTTTCTGTCAGAGCGTTTGAGTTTGTCTATCCGTTTGACATTGCTTTCCTTTGGCATGATGATACTGGTAAGTGCCAACATGGAGCCGACACCACCACCCAGCACCAAAATGAAGTACAGATAGCATTTGGAATCTGGAATCGGTTCTCTGAAAAGAATGTCATCACGCATCATCACCATATCCAAGCAATCCCTTGCAAAGTTCACCACAGCAGGAACCGCCCAGAAGAACATCAGACACAGAACTATTGCCACTCCGAATGGTATGATCGGCATCAGTAGCGCATATTTCCGTTCTTCGTCTTTGAACTTCCCCATCATAGCCATTAGCAGTACGATGAGATAGAGAGGGATGAACAGATATGCAGCAACCATAGGGAGCAAGATGAACACAAGGAATACAAAGACCCCCAATACCATAGCAGCATGAGTAGCTGCCTTGTTTTGCATATAGATTACTCCGAAATCCATAATTCAATATTTCTTGTTCTGACCGCCCATTGGTGTATAGATGATATGTGGACGGTGTTCATTATCAAACTTCTCCTGTTGCTCTTTGGTTCTGTTGGCAGCTTTTCTGTTTATACCTTCTATAGTCGGGTGTCTATATGAATAGTCACGACCATTCTCTGCCAGCTTCTTCAATGCCCAATCTGGTGCATAACGCCTACCACCGACAAGTGAATAATCTATAGCTGCACTCTTCTTTTTCTTCATACCAAATGCTTTAGACTAAGCAAAGGTAATCAAAATCAGAGAGATTGCCAGCCAGTTTAAGAAAACTTTACGCTTTTTTAACTGGCTGGAAGAAGCAGACTATTCGTTAATGTAGCCTCGCTTAATGAACATCTGCAACAACTGGTCTGCCAGAATCTTAGCGTCTGGATGAGGCTTGCCGGTTGTTCCTCGGCTTCTCAGGTCGAAGAAATGCTGCCAGTCAGAGACAAATGCCGTATGGACGAGAGTGGTCTTGGTATCAAGTGGAAGTACGGTTCGAGCCTGCTGTGCCGCCCAGCCCATTTCCAACAATCTCATATAGTAGTTCTGAGCATTGTAGTTCGCTATCAACCACTGATGGATAACATTGTCGTGGTGTGTCTTGTTGATATGCACTTTGTTGTCCTGTGCAATCTCAGCGTCGGCCTTAATGACCTCTTCATAGTCCAGCCAGCTCGGAACACAGACGGTAATCTCATTCCCATACTTGCCCTTAGAGTAGTTGCAGTAGCGAGTTGATTCCTCTGCTATAGAATCTACACGATGGCGGTTGAACTCCCTGCTGATGGCGATCTGTGTGTTGAATCTGGCGGTCACTCGTCTGTCATGCAGAGGCTCAGGCTTCTCACACAACCATTCCAGCAAGTCAAGAGCATCATGCTCAACCAGTACACGATAGTTGGTCGTGACAAAGGCAGAATTGGTTTCATCAAGCGTAGCAACATGTGTACGGCCAGGGCAAACCTCCATTCTGAAATCCTGCATCCATTTGTCAAGTGGCATTTGGAGATAGACGGTGCCATGTTCCAGCATAGCAGTGTGGCCATCTTTAATCATTCGTTCAACAAATGGCTTGGCAGTTCCATCACCAATCAGATGACTTGACTGATAACAGTTACGGCCAGCGGCCTCAATAGCTTTGTAAATTCCTTCGAGACCTGGTTCTTGGTCCAGAATCTCAACACTTGGTTTGATAATCTTCATGTTTCAATCTCCTATAATTTGGGTTAAATCGTTCTCAATATTTTCAAACTCCTGCTCCAATTCGTCCAACTGGTCGATGATGTCACAGTTCACTTGTCGGCATTGTGCCTTGCGAGTCAAAGCCATCAGACTATGTTTCAAGTCGATAAGGTCCTCTCTTGTCTGTAATAATCCATCCATAACTATAATGTTCTTCTAACAACATGCTCAACCATTCCGATATATTGCTTATGTTCACGTCCGTCAACATCAATGACGTGATACACAGAGATTTTTGTATTCAATGGATAACGAGCGACTATATTTAAAGCAAGGTCAAGTGCAGCGTCATTATCCTTACAATGCTTATTCGGATACTCATCAATGTTTGGTCCAATAATTCTAAATAGATAGCTTTCCATAATTATCCGTTTTTAATCCAATGAATAGCACGTTCTTCGGTGGCAAATTCCTCCACCCAGCAGTCACCAGTCGTATTGTCGAAAGCAACAAAATACTGGTCATTCGCTTCACCATAGTAGCCGGTATCGCCATAATACAACGGATAGAGACCATCTTTCTCGTTAGCAAGAATCTCTGCCAGAATCTTCTTTGCTTTATCACCAGTGTACATCATACCTGAATCAGTTTGTTTATCTGAGTGTTCTGATTACATATCATGGCTCGGAACTCAGCAGTGAACTTCTTTCCAGCCACACATTCAAGAGCATCGAGACCATCAGCTATCGTATCATAGCTTTGGAAGCCCCGTAGATTCTCACACAGCCGTTTGCCGTTCTGGTAGTAGGCATCAACCAAGTGATAATATGGCTCACCCTTCCAGTTTTCGCCCTGATGCAGTTCATGTCGCACTGGATTGCCGCCAATATCCTTGGAATTGATATAGGTGATTATCCTGCTCATAGCTTCTGTGCTTCTTTGATGAGAAGTTCTACAATCTGCTGTCGTTCATCAATAGAGAGCCAGAAGAAATTCACGTCCACTTCAAATGCTGGATAGTCGAGGTGGCAGACAATGGGGATAGTGTTATTCTCGTTCTCATCAGGCTCAATGTATTTGCAATCCTCATCAAGGAAGATAGATTCAAGGTCATAGTGGCCATTGGCTCCAGTAACGGAACCGATACAGCCACCCATGCCCCTTCCATTGTCATAAAGAATATCGCGCACTATCTCGTCTTGCTTATTGCGGACATCTTCTATCAGGCCGTTAAGCTGATCATGTGAAAATTCGTGTTTTGCCATAGCTATTCTTCTCGTTTGGTATAGGTAATATCCCACTTCTGCAGGTTTTGTAGAGCATGGTCAATCGTTAGCTCTGACAGCAATCTGTGAAGATTATGTTTCTGCTCGTCAGTTGATGATCCAAAGATTGTTGCTGCTGCCAGCATTGCATCACGAATAGAGAGCGAGAACTGAGTCCAGTCTTGGGCACCAGGCTCATTGTACATCACTTCATGGAGCCGTTTAGTGACATGCTCCAAATACTCTTTGTCAAATTTCTGTTTAGCCATATCTTTTATTCGTAAAGGTCGTATAGCTTGAAGATGATGTCATCTTCATCACACTCATCCAACCACCAGCCCTCTGGAAGTTCATTGTCTGCTCCGTATTCTTCCATCAAGTCGTTGATTTTCATTGAGAGGGATTCGTCCACCATTCTGAGAGGGCAATGGCCTCTATCCATGTGGTGAATAGCATGTTCTACATCAATCTGCTCCACATTGTCTTTGACATACTGGAGGGCCTGTTCAAAGTCGGTCATAGCTTTCTCAATACGTTTTTCATTTCTTCAAACACAATACATAGTGCATCCAGTGTTAGGAAGTGAGAGGATTTGACATAATTACCAGCAAACCCAAGCATAAAGAAATCATGCTCTGGATTCCAGGAAATGCTGTCAGCAAGAATCGTCTCAGTCTCAAAGCAGACGAATTTGCCGTTACGCTTCTTGGTCTTTGTCGTATGAATCATCAGCATCTGAGTGAACTGAATGTCAACAGATGGGTCGATGCCAGTTTCTTTACAGAGAGCGATAATTGAACAAACAGTAGCCCAGCGGCACTTCTCGATGCCCCAATCATACTTGTCTGCTATAGATTTCTTGATTTTCATTGTTGTTGTTTAGGTTCAAAACACAAGATGTCATCGGGATAGGCATAGTTGTCAAACACAGCCGTCAAGAAGATGTCGATACCGCCGCAATGGGCAATCTCACATTGTTCAATTGATTCAAATTCATTATCGAATGGAGCCTCACACTCATCTTCTCCCAACCAGAAGTTCTTTGTATTAAGGCCATTCACAAAGTATGCGCTGCCAGTGTTGTGATTCGAGAAAGCATACACTCCAGCGTTCTTCATCTGCTTGGCAGCTTCCAGAAATTCCTCTACACGTTGTCGCTGGTAGTCTGTCAAGCCAATCAGCTTCTTTGTATTATCCGTTACCATTTTTGTTCCGATTTTGGTACTCTATTACTTGAATGATATTGCTAATCACTTCCAGAGGCAGGTTATTGACATAATCGTGATCAGGCTCAGACAAGTCATCCTTGAAATCAACACCATCGTTATAGAGCGTATAGTATTTTAGATTCTCTTTTGCCAGTTCACGATTGTCATCAACCTCAACATAGAGACATTGGAAAGCCCAATGTGTAAAGTTATTATCAAGCTGCTCACGAATCTCATCAGCTGTCTCTTTGTATGTATCAACATCAGCAAGTATTTTGCTGTTGGTTGAGAAATAGCATCCTCCATTATTGAAAAAATCGAGAACTTTGGTGACTGTCACACCATCTTCGTCACCCTCATCAATGCCGAACTCATTGTAATAATAATCGTCACAATCGAAGTCCTCGCCATGTTCTTTCACATATTCTTTGAGCTTGCTGACCAAAATATATTTCAGGTCATGCTCCATATCGGTCAGTTCATTTACATCTATCATAGCCGTTTATTTTACAAGTTCAGTAATGCCTCGTTTAACAAGTTTCTTCGTAAGTTTCGGGTCCTCCAACTGGTCGCAAATGGCTACCCTGCTATATCCAAGATGATGGCCAGAATTTGTATCAGAGTTTCGGACTAACTTTGGCAGATATTCATCAAGAGCATGATGAGGGAACCCAGCCAATTCATAGTTATTCGGCGGCTGGCAGCTTCGCTTTGTGAGCGTTATTCCAAGCACTTTGGCTGCAATCTTAGCATCCCTGCCATAAGTTTCGTAGAAATCACCGCATCTGAACAGAAGCAAAGCGTCTGGATGCTGTTCTTTCAGAGCGAGGAACTGCTTGTACATTGGGGATAATTCTTTCTCTTTCATAGTTGTCGTTGTTTTGTTTAGAACATTCTTTTCTCTGGTGGCAGAGAGTTGTAGTAGTTATAATCCGTACACTGATAGACATACTCCCAAATCACAGCCTGTCTCTCAGTCCGTTCGGATTTAGCGGTCATGTCGGCATCAACCCATTCCTTTCGCAAATCCCAATAGCCATCTGGACGGTTTCTGCCCAACAGATGATTGCCAGTCTCATTGTCAGTGGCCACTTGTGACAAGATTTCTTTCTCCTTATCTGTCAGATAATTTCTCCATAGTTTCTTTGCCACATAGTGCGGACAAGAGTGATCGAGACTGACATAGCAGAAAGTTCTTCCGCAATAGACCTTTCCTTTCTTGTCTGTCCTTAATATGACACAATCCTCACATACTTCATGGAGTGGATTGCCGTCATTGTCATAATTTCGTCTCATTTGTCTTTCGTAAATGGTCAACAAACATTTGAAGCGTAGCAAATCGCAATTCAAGAGTTTCACCAGCATCATACAGATGTGGGTTGTCATTGTGTTTCTCCTGCATTTCATCCCACAGCTCATGCTCCATGCAGTCAGCAAGAATGAGAATGAAAGTGGCAGTCATCGGGTCGAACAGCTTTCCAGACTGTGCTTCCTGCAAGTAGCCAACAGATTTCCCGTCAATCAAGATGGGCTGCCAGTTATAAAACGTTCCACACTGCATATCAGTTGTGTTATCTCCAAACTCCAGCCTACCATCTGGAATGTCGCACTCATAGGCTTCTGGTCCAATGCTGAACTGGATGCCATAATCTTTTCGGCTCTTGTATTCAGCCTCAATTTCTTCAATAATGTTCATAGTCCGAATTGTAAGGTCATCCAAGAATCTTGCTGGGTGCCTAAGATACGCTTTGTAAGTATGCGCTTCTCGGCAACCATCTGTTTCAAATCATCAAGAGTGTAATCGTTCTCCATACACCAGAACAATAGTCGCTGGGAATCATGCTCTGCTATAAGTTTCTTCTCTGTTTCATTGCCATTGGCTCTCCATGCCTCCATATAGTCGCATCCTTTCCATACTCTGCCAATAGAATGATACAAATCCCAATAGAGTTCATTCCATTCAACGGCATCATTGAAGTACAGATAATGAATGTCACTGTCAAGATGCAGGTCATCACCAAAGTGCCAGTAGAAATCTTCTTCCTTATGGCTCTTTTTCATTGATTCTGGCATCCGGAACCAAAGATTAAACTCATCAATGAAGTCATACAAGAATTTCTCAACTGGACCAGCATAGCCAACATCTTTCGGATAATGCTCTTGTTCCTCCACTCTGTATTTCACATCTTCGTCTGGGTCAGGCTCTGTCAGCACTCTCACATATCCACCAGGCTTTGTCGGCATGTGGTTATAGACATAGAGATTGCTTCGGCTTAACTCATCTTCCCATTCGAACTGGAACCATTCAGCATTTTCACGAATGTACTTCTGCTGTTCTGTCAGCGGAACTTCGCCATACTCATCCTTTTGCAGCACATAGGTGAACAGGTCTGTAAAGATGTGGCCGATAAGCTCACTTCGCCACTTTCTCGGAATACCAAACCCTTTGAAGCAGAAGATGAATCCACTCAGTCCGAACATGTTCAGACGAATGATGTAGCCGTTTATCTTCTCCTGCTCATCGAATAAGGGCTGGTAGATTAGCTCATTCATTGTCTTATCGTTTAATGATTTCAGATAGCTTATGATGTACGCCAAATGTAATGGCTATATCAAAGTAGCATGGGTCTTTGCGGTCAAATTCCCTGCCAGTGAAACAATATATCTCATCTATCATATCTCGATGTTCTGACACGTCCTTTACTGATGGATATGTCATAACAATCGGGTCCTCAAACAGTGGAACATCACCATCTTCGTCAACCTGAATGGCGATGCCGTCCTTGAACTTCATCCTCACTTCGGTTTCAGTCCAAGGGTCGGCATCTTTGTTCAAGCCGGTCAACAATATGGTGTCAATATACGGCTTTGTCATATCTCTATTCTGTATAATGACCACCGCCCATTCTTTCCACAGATAATCACCATGTCAGTCTTGATACCAGTACCGTTTGCTACACTGTAGCACTCACCAAGACGGCTTTCAAACACTGGTGACTTTGTAACTTCCACGCTGCCCCAATAGAGCTTTTCAATAATCAGCTTTTTGAGAGTTTCAAGGCTACCAGCCGAACCCATCAGGTGCAGGTCTTTCTTAGCTAACTTTTGCATACCTTATTATATTATAATGGTGTAATGAATGAATAGTGTCAGTATGATAGTGGACGTGCATATCATTTCGAGAATCAACACAAATATGCGATAGAATGTCTCTCTTGACATCAAGATTCTGGCAATTGGCAACAGGAACCAAACAGCCATACATTCCCTGCATATATAGACAACACATATCTGAGAGAATATTCCAGCTATTATGCCACAGATGTAATGGCCATCGTTCCTTTCATTTTTGACCAATGGCATGGCACCACAGAAAGCGAGTGATGCACCAGTAAAGAAAGCAAGGAACTGAACATTGTCAGGCATGGCCTCAATAAGCGGCGGCAAAACAAGGAAAGCACACAGAAACATCCATAACGTCCATATCCATCGTCCAGCCTTACCAAAGGAATAGACCATAGCCGATATACTGTCTGGAAGTTCTTTCGTCTTAATGGTGACTGCAACCAAATAAGCTACAGTCACCACCATCAATGTTAATATCAATATCATCATGGCTTACTTCTTTGTTGATTTCTTGATGACGAACTGCAAATCACTGTCCTCAGTGTTGTAATCACCAATGTGCTTCAAGGAGCGGCCAGCCCTGGATATATCGAGGCAATAGGATTCCTCTGTTTCTTCATCAATTTGTGGGCAGTAACCGAACTCCTTGATATCCTTGATGTTGAAACAATTCAAGGAATTGGAACCATAGTCGAAATCAATGGAAATACCGCCCTTGATACAGGCATCAATAGCATCCTGCAACTTGTCAACGAGCTTTTCCTGCTCATCTGTCAGGAACAGACGCTTATAGACACCCTCGCGGACCACACACTCACCAGTTTTCTCCTGCAAGATGTAGTCGTTGTACATATACACCTCTTCGGCACTCTCATAGGCTTCCGGCTCGTCGCAATCCATTGTGACCTTGCAATGGTCTGTGTAATCAATAATGACTTTCTTGGTGTGTTCCTCAATGCGCCACTTGGTAGCTTGGCCGTTCTCATAGACCCATACGAATGGACCAACCTCATCTTCCTTGACAAGATATGCTCTGAAAACATGTTTCATAACGTCTTTCAGCGTTTCCTTGATTACAGCGTGCTCCCTTCCAAGCTGGGCACCACTCTTGAAAGCGACTTCACTGCAATAGTATTGGTTGTCAAGGTTACAGATGCGCTGGATTTCGCTGTCACCACCAAGGATGCACATTTCTTCGACCTCTCCACTCTCGATATAGTAGATGGTTGATACTAACTGGATTGTCGCCAGCTTCTGATTGTCCTTGTCATACATAAAATTGGCATTGCTGCCGTTCAGTCTCTCGTAAATTTTCTGTTCCATAGTTGTAAAATAATTAAATTTTGTTGTTTTTATAAAGATTCTGTTTATAACGTCGATGTTCTTTCATCGTGTCGGCCCATTCTTCTTTGGTCGGCTTATAGCGACCTTCTTTCCTTAACTGCTTGAACCTTTCCCTGCATTTTTCCTGGGTCTCAGGCTTACAGATAAAGATGACCAGCCGCTTTGAAACACCGAACATTTGCGCAAGCTGATTGTAACTGAGCTGTTCTTCTTCACGCAGCCATCGGATATATTGCTTCTGGTCATCTGACAGCTTCTTTCTTCTGTCATACTGAGTGCCGGCAATCTTCAACTTTTCCGATTTGTATGGCATAGCTTAACGATTTTCAGGGTCGCTCAGATACTCAACACACTGCTTGACCAGTTCATCATCTGATTTCTCGTCAGCTTCATCACAATCGTCATCCCAATTATCGTCGAACCAATACTCAGCGTCATCGGGGTCGATGTCTGGAAGCTGCTTGATTACCTGCTCCTTGAAATAGTTCAGATGCTGTTCACGGAAATCATTGCTCACTTCATCATCGTCAATCTCATTGCACCAGCAGCTGTCATTCTCAAAGATGCTATTGAGATAATAGTCCTCCGTATCTTTTACAGCATCGTATGATGACATAGATTCAAGATTCGCATAGCCATTGAACTTGATATAGTCATCATTCCAGCTTTGGATATTGCCGAAGTAAACGGCTCTTGCAACTTCAATCGCCTTGGTCTCAGAGAAGAATGTCTCAAAGAACTCTTCGTCAAACGAGAAGATTTCCTCATCAGGATTGTGTTCCCGACAATACTCATTACGAATTGAGATTTTGGTGCTGTCATCCAGCTCATCCCAATACTCTTTCCAAATTTCAAACTTAGTTTTCATAACCTGTAGCATTTAGAATTACAAATCGTATGTATCACGCAGCCAATTGTCAAGGTCATAGGGGTCAATAAAGAAGTTCTTCCACGCTTCCAGTTCTTTCTTGCAGGCTTCATAGACCCTGATGCACTCACTTATATTACTGCTATCATATCCAAATTCTTGGCAGAAGTCATCAATGGTCTCATTCTGGTCGGCACTGATGCAATCTGAAATGAACATTTCAAAAGCCTCGATGCAGTTCTTTTCAGTCATACTGTCAACATCATTGCGGTAGTCCATAACACTGCCCCAATAATCGAAAGTATGCGAATGGCTACCAATCTCAACTCTTACAAGGAAATGCGGATGCTTGTCGCTCTTTTTCTTTTCCCAATCTGGCAATCCATAGCCAACAAATCGACTTGACAGCTTGATTTCGTAATCTTTGTAATGCAGTGTAGTAATGGGGTCAAGACTTGCCTCGTTATTCTCTTTGCCCTTGTTAATGAGCCAATCCTGTTCGATGAAGTAGCACTCATTCTCAGGAGAGTAACAAGCGTGCTCATCGAAATCGTCGTACTGCTGGTATTCCTGATATTCAGGCCACCCAAGTTTCAAATAAAGACTTGCCATAATCATTAACTATAAAGTGTCACAACTCTTCCGTCACTCAGTTCAACGGCATAATCGCCGTCCAAGCACATTCTGCCGAATTTCTCGTAGTCAAAGCAGCTCTCCAGTGTATCCTTAAACTGACCCTCATGGCCACTGAACACGCCCAACTCAAAAGCCTCTTCTTCTCCGAAATCTTCAACACTATCGTATATAGCACTAATGGCACCAAAATCGTGATAATCTGTATAGTTGAAAATTTCATCAACATCGTCATCATCAACGTTGTACTCGTCCTTGATGCGTTCTCGCTCATCTTCCATGATTTCCAGCTCAATATCGCAACCCTGAATGGCATCAATCATGTTGTTCCATTCATTAGCCAGTGCCTCACCAACTTTGTAGCGATCATCACCACGCTCAATTCCATAACCAAGATTGTTAAGGCATTTGTCTATCTCTTGCGCCCTCGCCCATTGCTCTGCAGTCAATCCAGTTGTTATGTCATCATAGGCAATGTCCTTTATCGGATGGCCACCACTCCATGCAGCACCTTTGTTATGGATGCTACTCCAGTAATGATCGCACTCAAATTTGACATGCTCTGTATAGATGCAGTTGCGGTCATCATCATTATTCAAACGACCTAAAAACAATGTTTTGCTCATAATCAATTGTAATTTGCGTAAATGTCAACGTCATATACATCACAAGCTAAGAGTCCAGGTTCTCCACGATGGGTCAGTGCATACTCATTTCGCTTGCCAAAAGCAGGACATCTGGTGAAGTACGTCTCCGCATCTTCTCCGTCAGTAAACTCATAATGCAGGCCGGCGAACTGCTTTCTCGGATGCTTGTCTTTAGCATACTGGATCATGTCGCTCTCCCATTTCTGCATGGCCTTGATTTCCTCGTCATCAAGTTCACCAATGTCACCATTCCAGAAATAGCAGATGGCCCACTCAGGAATCTTCTCTGTTGTAAGTTTCTCAATCATGTCTCGGAAATTAAAAGCGGCACCAGCACATGACCGATGCCGCCAACTACAACTATGAAAACTATTCTTCTCGGTAGTAGAAGCTGGCAGTGACTTGGAATTTGCCTTTCTGAATCTCGCAATAGGTCTCACAATCCTTGTCAGCGTTCATTTCTTCCAACTTCTTCACAATAGTGTTCATGGCCTCATCATGCTTCTTGTAATTGTGTGGCCATATATGTATCACATGAGAACCAAACGACCAATCAACTGCAACCGGCTCATCATTGATGAATCCAAGCGCACAATGATTGCTCTCGACATATCCAGGCAGATAGTCGAACAGATTCTCAAACAGCGCATCCTCCATAATGTCTTTCTGATTAAGAGGTGCTGGGGTCAATTTGTCAGTCATGCGGCTTCTTTAAGAGGTTTTTGCTTTTCTTTCTCCTTTTCTTCCTTGGCTTTCTTAGCCTGTTCAGCCTTATAGTCCTCAACCACTTTCTTCACGATTTTCAGGTTCTTCTTAACAATGTCAATCACTTCCTGATGACGCTCAGAATCGGAATTGCAGTGGCCGTGAACCTGCTTGATGGAGTAAGTACGAATGTCAATCTCAATCGTTTCGAGGAACTTAACAGGGTTATGCCAATCACCAGTCCTTGCAGAGAGAATGAGTGAATCTGGGTGTTTCTGCATGTTGAAATACTCACAGCTATAGACACAATGCTTCATTTCTTTCCACTCATTGTAGAAGTCATGCACACTTTCAAGAGGCTGGATATGAATGTCATCATTGCCAATATCCATTCCAAAGAACATCTTGCGAGCATCCTTATACTGCTTCTCCATCTTCGCAGCTTTCTCCAGACTTTCCATTTCTGAAATGATGTCTGTGTACTTGTTGTGTGTGGCTACCAGATCGGCAGGGCAAACATAGTGGGGATTGTGCCAGTCTTTATTCAACTGCATCAATTGAGGCAGCATATCAAACCACAATGTCAGCTCGTTATTCTTTGGCTCCATAACTGGCTGGTACTTGTTCTTGATAGCGAGACGAATGGAGTTGAAATAGAGTTCTGGATGGTTGAGCCTACCCTTGCTGAACAACTCTTTCAGAATATC